TCTCAAGGTCCAACAGGGTCTCAAGGTCCAACAGGGTCTCAAGGTCCAACAGGGTCTCAAGGTCCAACAGGGTCTCAAGGTCCAACAGGGTCTCAAGGTCCAACAGGGCCAACTGGACCAAAATGTAGACCGTGTAGGCAACCTTTCGTAACAACAATAAAAGCTGCGGATCAAACTTTCGCTAAAGGAGCTACAGGAGATATAGGAAATTTCGCAAGAATTTATAACAGTACTGACTATGCAGATTGGTTTACAGTTGCAACAGATAATACTACTATTGTTCAAGATGGCAATTATCATATTTCGTATTCATATGTAATCAAAGTCGATGGTCCTTCTGCTGAATATAATCTGATAGGTGCTATTACCAGGAATAATACGATTATAGCTGTCTCGGCTGATTTTAATAGAGAAAATTACGATCAAAATGATAATTTTACACTAGATAATTCTTTTGATATAAATTTACAAGCTAACGATGTATTAAGATTTTATTTATACAATGCCAGTACCGATCCTTCAGCGGGGGATGTAAGTGTTAGATTTGATTCACAGGTTAGTATTCATGTTTTAACAGGTTGCGTAGGGCCGACAGGACCATCAGGGCCTCCCGGAGGACCAACCGGATCTCAAGGTCCTACGGGGTCTCAAGGTCCTACGGGGTCTCAAGGTCCTACGGGGTCTCAAGGACTTACAGGACCTACAGGATCTCAGGGACCTACAGGACCAACAGGTCCGTGCAAACCTCGATATGATTTTAGAGCGGTTTCTACTAGTTCCGCTTCCCTTGGATCAGCCAGTCCCGGAACTTATGTTAATATTCCATGGAATACAGGAACGGATTTTGGTGATATTGGAAGTATCATTTCTATTAATGGAGTGGATAACACATTAATTGATATCGATACTTCAAGTGCAACCTTTCCGGATCCACCCCGAAGATTTTATGTTGTTCCTAAAGTAACAATAAATACTACATCGGGAACATTGAGAGCGATATCTAATATTGAGATATTGGTAGGACCATCTGGTGCACCAGTGGCTATTCCAGAAACAGTATCATATACATATCATAGAAATGTGACTCAAGGTATTAATACACATAACACTGATTATATATTCGAAGTTCCTCCTGGGGCTACATATCAAATTAGGGTTCGTGCAAGAAAATTCTCAGGAGCTGGTGGCGGAGCAGCGACGTCTACGTTAGCCCTTGTGCCGGGAGCTACTACATTATCTATCATAGAATTACCAATATGCCCATCTCAAAAAGAACTGGAGTAAACAAAATATTATTTATTGTCCATAAATAAATAATAGATATTGCAAAGGGTTATGTCTGAAATAGCTGGAGAAGAAATTTTACAAATCTATGAACGGTTAGAAGTAATTAAACCTTCTACTGCTGGTTACAATCAACATATCAGGGGAATCTATAATTGGAGAGATGTTTATGATAACGGAAACACTTATTATCTTAATGATGTAGTTTCTTACAACGATTCTCAATATATAAGAATCGAAGAAAATGAAGGAAGTGAAATCCCAACCGATATTGCTTTCTGGAAACCAATGTCTTCTAGCGGAAACAACAAAGATAATATGCACTTTACTTTCCGAGAAAGTTCTAGTAGGGCTTATGTTGATCATAACAAAAGTACTTATACACTAATACAAAAGGTTATATTTCCAGGTAGTGATATTGTAGGAACTCCATCATCGATTCAAGTTATTGCCGCTATTAAAGAGGGGAGCGATAACGAAGATGATGGAAACACGAACGGAGGACAAGTCAGAATCCTTGATGTAACTAACGGTAATATTATATGTGAAAATACTAACATTAATACTACAGCACCTAGTATTTTTAATCTTGGAACAATTTCTAATATTCCATCCGGTATATCTGATTGGGAACTTCAATCTAACAAAGGGGATGCAGATACAATCATATTATATGCAATGTCTATATTATTCAACTAAAATAAAAATCTGGGTATATCAAAATGTCTGAAATCGCTGGAGAAGAGATTTTACAAGTTTATGAAAGATTAGATGTTATAGATCCTTCAGGTGGAACACTCTATAATCAATATATCAGAGGTTTGTATAACTGGAGAGATGTCTATAGTGGTTCTAACACTTACTACACCAATGATGTAGTGGAATATAACGGTTCCCAATATATTAGATTATCACAAAATCCGGGTAGCGAAGTTCCAACTGATCCCTCCTGGAAAATTTTACCCGGAACTACAACGATAAACAGAGATTTGCAATCGGTAACACAGAATAATACATATAATCAGAGTTCTAATGGATGGCAAGATTTCACACCAAATTTGGCTTTGACCGCAAAAGATTTGGGTGCTACTGGGACATATAAAATAACATTTACTTGTGTTGGATCTTTATCCGCTAGTAATCAAACGCTGAGTTTCAGATTATTAAGAAATAACGTAGTCGTCCCAAATCAACAAGCGGATTTATTTCAGTATGTGAACGAAAGATCTACTGGTGTAATTAGTTGTGTTGTGAGTGGGGTAAGCAGTGGGGATGTGTTTAAAGTTCAATGGCAGCGAGAAAGCGGTACGGCTACATTTAGATATAGAAGTTTAGTGATTGATGGGGTTATCTCTTCGAACATAGTTACATAAAATATTAACATAAAAATAATCTTTATATGTTAAAATGTCAGTAAATTACAAAATAGTTGATGATTTCAATAGCGTTGATCCTAACCCGGATCAATTATTCCTAGAGATTCAAGCTGATGTTAACATAACTACTACAATTTTATCGGTTAGAAGTGATGAAATCAATGTATATATTATATTTGAGACAGAAATTATTCAATCTGAAAAGGATGCATTAGATATCATAGTGTCTAATCATGTTCCCACCATAGAAACTAATAAAATACTACGCATAATTCCACGAGTTTGGAGTGTTAAAAATTCAACCTATCGTCGTATCGCCTCGTTTTATTTTCCTGGGTCTAACTATGCTACTGCCAATGTAGTATCTAGAATGGTTCCTGGAATCACATCTTATGATATTCGTATCATTGATAGGACTAGAGGAGAAGTATTGTTAACTAAAAATCTGAATAACACAGAAGAATCTAGACAGGAATTAGGTCCTCTTTCCAATCTTTCTACTGAGCCAACCATCTTTCAAATATTGGTCAAGAAAAATGGTGGCAATTATGATAATCGTGTACTTATTGAGAATATAAATATCGAATATGTATCTTCTAGATTATAACAATTTAAAAAATTTATATTACTAATAAATGTCAGATAAACCAATTCATCAGTACCAAGTATTTTGTATTTCTGAAGGTAGTTTTATTACTGTTTATGGTACTGAGGAACCAACCTTATGTCCTAATGATCATGCAGATAGATCTATTAATCCAGATTTAACTAGTATCGTGGAAACATATGATGTTAATAAAATCAAAGCAGAAGAAAATACAGAGGGTGACTTTACTCACGCTACTATTGAAAATGACATTCCAGCAGGGACACCTGGTGATGTCACGGATCATGATGATGCAGTGTGGAGTGAAAATATTTATCTCTGGAAAACGGTTATCTATCCTTCAGATGATATGATGGGTGATGTTATCAATGTTAGAGGTATTAAGAACGATCCACCTAATTACAATATCGTAGGTGCTTTGACTGCAGATGGTACTGCCGGGACCAATGTCCTAACTGTTTCTGACACAGCAGTAGAAAATGTGTATAAGGGTCTAGAAATCGTACTCGATAATAGTATAATAACAGAGAATGTCGGTTATGTAACATCTATTGACACCGTTGCTAAAACAATCACTGTCCAGAAAAATTTAACAAGTACCTTTTCATCTGGATCATTGGTTCGAGTTGAACAGGTTGTAATTAAAGATTGTAAAATACATTCTACTAAATGGCCTATAGAAATCGGGGGAAAGGGTTTGAAGGGCAAGAAAATTCAAGCTGGTGATATTATGAGGGTTAGATATACCAATAATGATGGACAAGCAAAAAAGGTCTATTGGGACGCGGAGTACTACAATTTAGATTCCGTTACTACTAATCATTTATAAATAAAATAAGGTAGGTAGTCAAAAACAAAAATATCTGATAATATAACAGATATTTTTGCAATAATATATTCCCAAATTAATCTACCAATTTTGCAAATTGGGATATTTCCACCTTTATTTGATATTTTTATTATGAAAGCAGAGTGAAGTATTGATTAACCTAATTATCTTTTTTATTTTTACAAATAACTATGGGAATAGTTACAGAATATTTAAAATACCAAGATGAGTATCAAGACAGGTATGGAGAGAGAACTGTTATTTTATATCAAAATGGATCGTTTTATGAAATATTTGAATATGATCCATCTAAGAATGAGGTAGATGAAATACCTCCTTGGCCGTCCAAAAAATTAGGTCACGCATCTTATCTTAGTTCCCTATTAGGGTATACTTTAACAAAAAGAAACAAAACCAAACCGTATTCTTTATCCAATCCTAATATGATTGGATTTCCTTGTGTGTCCTATGATAAACATAAAGATATTTTATTATCTAAAGATTATACTATCGTGGTGGTAGAACAAGATAAGGTTGGAAAAAATTCAAATAGAAGTGTAACTAAAGTACTATCTCCAGCCACTGAAATTCATGATCTTAGTCCTATTCCAGTAACCAATCAAATTGTTTCTATATATATAGAGGTACAAAAAGAAGCTCCTAAATATGAGGATTATCTAATCACCGTCGGGATATCTACTATTGATGTAACTACTGGAACAAATATTGTAGGAGAAATATACAGTAAAGAAAAGGATGCAGTTTATGCGTTGCAAGAAATCTACCGATTTTTATTATCTACTCAACCCCGGGAATTAATATTAAACATCAACGGCTCCAAAAAGGATAAGGCTGAGAAATATAAGGCATACATTACCAATAATTTGGAATTAGATAAATATCCTATTTATGCCGTAATAGTTAATAAAGTAGATTCCGAATATCTCAAATCCAATTACCATCACCATTTTTTATCAAAAATATTTACAGGTAACAATAAAGGAACAATCTGTAATGAAAACGTTGAATCAAGTACCAAAGATCTAATTATTGCAAAGGAAAATAAGATTATAGTTGAAGAACTAGGGTTAGAGAGAATGCATTATGGAACGGTGAGTTATATATTACTTTTACAATATTGTCATGAACACAACGAAAGGCTGATCGAAAAGCTGAAGAACCCAGATACTCATTGGATAGATGAGTCGAAGCATTTAGTTATAACCCATAATGCAATTAAACAGTTAAATATTGTTCCGCCGATAGGTGCTACTCGGAAAGGTGGCATTAATTCTCTATTTAGCGTTGTTGATAATACTAATACTTCATTGGGTCGAAGATTCTTACGAAACATGCTGTGCAATCCTATCACTAATCCCGACACTATAAAACAATATTACGATATGGTGGAAGATTTACTCAATAATCAAGATCTGTTGGTTAATATTACCGACCATCTTAAGAAAATCCCTGACATGGAAAGATACCAACGAAAACTTCAATTGCAATTGATCAAACCCCAAGAATTTGTTACGTTGTTTAGAGGATATGTACAAATAGTTAATCTATATACTGTTATATCTAAACAAAATATAACTCTTAAAAAATTATTGTTTACCCAGGTACACGATTTTAACAAATGTTTAACCGTGGTACTATCCAAATACAATTTAGACGAACTATATAATACTAGAATTGAAAATAATAGTTTGAGTTGTGTTGGCTCTATATTTTACAAAGGTACTGACGCAACAGCAGATGATTATATTGATACGATTGATAAATTATCTGACCATCTAAACCGAATTATCGATCATCTTAATTCACATCTCAGTGGGACCAGAGGTAAATTAATAGAACATAATACTTGTAAGAGTGGAGCGAAAAAGAACGATCCCTCTAGAGCTCTAGCACTATTTACTACCCTCCATAAAGGGAAGATAATTAAATCTTCAAAGATTGACATCGATTTGTGTGGAGACGTTAAAGTAGTTACTGTCAACAAAGAAGCTATGATTACATCTGACGTTATCGCAGCCATATGTCAGAAATTATCGGATACTCAATCTCAATATAAACAGTATTTATACAGATGCTATAACAAAACAGTTAATGATATTTCAAGTCGTTTTAATTTCTTTAACAGTATAAATGTATTCATCAGCAAATTGGATTATGTCAAATCCAATGCCAAAACAGCAATTAAAAATAATTATTTTCGTCCAGAAATTATACATGATAATATTTCTAGATCATATTTAAATATAGAGGAATTACGTCATCCCGTTTGTGAAAAAATTATTGACAGTAGATATGTTACTAATGATCTATGTTTAGGCATGAAGGAAAATGGTATGTTATTGTACGGTGCAAATTCTGTCGGGAAAACTAGCCTCACCAAAGCTGTTGGATTAAACATTATTATGGCTCAAGCTGGTATGTATACTAGTTCAAAACTTAGTTATAAACCCTATAACAAAATAATTACAAGATTATCTGGTGACGATGATCTTATTAAAGGTCAAAGTTCCTTCGTTATTGAAATGTCAGAGCTACGAACTATCCTAAGAAATGCAGACGATAGAACTTTAGTATTGGGAGATGAATTATGTAGAGGAACTGAATCAGTCTCAGGAACTGCACTAACTGTTGCAACTATTGATGACCTGGTAAAGAGAAAATCATCTTTTATATTTTCTACTCATATGCATCATTTAGTATCGAATCCTTACATTACCAACCTACCTGCAAATTCTTTAAGAATTTGTCATCTGGTATTGAGATATGACCAAGCTAGTAAATCCCTGATCTATGACCGTAAACTCCGGGAGGGACCAGGTGAGTCAATTTATGGTTTGGAAGTGGCCATGTCGTTGGCTATTGATTCTGAATTTATCAGAAGAGCTTCTGAAATTAGAAGAACCATAGTTGATAAGCATGATCAAATACTATCAACCAAAAAATCTAAACATAATCCGAATGTTTATATGCATTCATGTGCTATTTGTGGACACGAACCCAAAGATCCATTGGGTAAATTACATAGTCATCATATCGTGGAACAGTCTAAAGCGGATGAAAACGGTTTTATCGATCATTACCACAAAGATTGTAAGGATAATATTTTAATTTTATGTGATGCGTGTCACAAGGCATTACATTCAAATGGTCTCAAGATTATTACTCAACAAACTCCTAGCGGGAAGATCGTTAAAATTCCTATCTCGGAGGAGATTTCCATATGAATTCGATTACTTATTCGAAATATTCGATAATATTATCGAATATTTGTATTTTAATTATCTTATATTTCAACAGATAATATAATAGATACCCCAGTACTTAATGGTGGGGAAAATCCAGGGGTTTCATCTACGCGGATACTTATACATGTGCATGGATCTGTCACTATGAATTCATTAATGAGATCATCTCCCCATTGTTCTCCCTGAGTCAATGTTACACTAATTCCCGTGGACACCTCGACAACATCAGTAGAATCTTTCTTAAATACCTCAAATGTAATACTGTCAGCTATACCCGAAACTGCTCCAGCTCTTAGAAAACAAATCAAATTCTTTAATTTACCGGTTGGTGCCAATGAACATACTTGAGAAAACTGGGCACCATCCTGTCCGATTCCAATCCATTCCGGAGGATTGCCTGTAGAATTAAATACTAATACATTAGTATTTGTTCCGGTAGGGCCTTGAGATCCGGTAGGGCCTTGAGATCCGGTAGGGCCTTGAGATCCGGTAGGGCCTTGAGATCCGGTAGGTCCCTGAGATCCGGTAGGGCCTTGAGATCCGGTAGGGCCTTGAGATCCGGTAGGGCCTTGAGATCCGGTAGGGCCTATCGGACCCTCCGGACCACGACACCCTCTAGGTCCTCGTCTACAACATTTACATTTATCTTTTGTGTACTTACAGCATTCCATTTTAGAACTAAATTAATATTTAAAACGGAACTGTAATATATTTCATTTTGAAATGTTTTCATCCATAAAAAGTTTATTACATGAATACAAAGATGTCGGAGACTATTACCCATCAAAATGCCCCGAGTCATATACAACGACTATATCATTACGTAAGTGCTATTGCCAACAATCACAATAAAATAGTTGGTCATCTGAAAGATATCCACAAAAATATCACTGACCTTCAAAAGAATGTTAGAGAAATCAAAAAAACCATTCAAAAATAACAACTACATCTTAACAGTCAAAATAAAACATGTGTGTAGTAATTGTAAATATTATTAATGTATTCTTTATCCTTTTTCAGTGTTTCAATATAATAAGGTTTTAAATCTTTCATAATTTCTGTTGATTTTATATGATCATTAATATTTAACTTAATACCTAAGATTATTAAAGTTTTGATAAGAATATCAAGTGTAACTATCCCGCTCCGTGCTACTAATAAATGGTTTAGGGGCGAGTTAGTTACTATCTTTTCAATCTCCTGATCTACCCAAATAGGTCTATTCATATATGAATTTTAAAGTTTAAAATAAAAATGGTATGTTTATTTAATTTAGTAGACCACATACCCATCGATTCCTAGAAATTGGTATATGTACATGATTATCATTTATCTGAGGACGAATAGAGTAGTGAAGCGGAGTATTCAGTCTTATCTGTACTTTGTTTCTGTTATCTTTCATTCGGATAATATTGAACTCAAAGGTTACGATGTTGCGATCCATCCATATGTCAATAACATTTCTACCCACGACATCAGTAAATAGGTAATAGATGTGATCTCTCATATGATCATTGGTGATGCACCAGATATTAGGATACCAGAGTGCCGCATATAACCAACTTAGATCATCGTTCGTTCCAGACTTCGTGTAGTAAACATCCACATTCTTCCACTTTCCAGGAAGATTCTGGGTCTGCTTCTTTCGACAGATACTGAAAACGAGTAGAATCTTAGGACTTTTGTAAGCATGATTGATCTTATTTACCATGGTAAATACCTTCCTTACATCGAAAGGTGAATTGTTGTAATGAGCAACGTTAGCACCGTCGATCACAATAGAGTAATCTCTGGTCTGTATCCACCTTATAATCCCTGAATCGGTATCCTTATCAAAAACCGACTCCAACATAAGTCTCCTCTGATTAAGAGTCAGATCGATAATACAGATCGGAGTATGACAGTTCTGACATACTCCATTTGTCAGATTGGTAACAACTCGATTCTGAAGGATCGGAGAATCAGCAACCATTGTATCCAGACGATCGTAGTGTTGTCCAGCCCATTCAATTAGAGATCGGAAATTATCTCTACCGAAATCAACGGGAGCCCGGAAAACGAGAAGGGAGAAGAGTTCATCTGTTGGTATAATCCTATTTGATCGTATCATCAGCAGTACCTGTGTATACTGCTTGATTGTGAGATCATTATGAAATAACGGGATGAAAGTACGAACATGGAGTTTAATATCCCTCATTCCCTTAATAAGAGAAATGGCACCGTCAAGATTGCCACCTTTGATAAGAGATCGAACCATTGCAGTGGCGATCTGCTCAGTAAGGTAGTTATTGTCCGAAGCCCATCGGTAGACCCCATATGTAAACTCAAGATCATCAATCGACATGTTAACGATCATATTCAGACTCTTATCAGTGTCCTTTGAAGGATTGATCTGAATCTGACCAAAAACAACTCGGAGTTCGGGAAGAATCTCATCTAGAGACTTACCTTCCTTGTGAAAACTGCGACTCAGTTTACCCAAAATCTTCTTCATTATATATAGTTATTATTATACATTAAAAATTAATAAATCATTTTTAGTCCAGATTCCAGGAAGACTGAATGTAAGCGGTCAAGATGTAAGAAGTTATATATCTAAATTAAGACGTAATTATTTTATCATAACTGATTCCGAAATTAAGTGTTGTTGTTAGTATCAATACGATGCCGGAAGGTCCTGAAATTAGAGTAATTAGTGAATATCTTAATAAGGTATGGTCTAACAAACTCATTATTGCAATGGGTTGGGACGATAAGTCTAAATTTAACAAGACTGGGATTAAAGGTACTGAATTAGCCAAAGCTCCTCTCAAAGTAGTGGGGGTGTTTCCTCGAGGAAAATGTATAATTATAGAATGCATTAATGCAGAAAAAAGAACTATTTATTTAGTGTCTCAGTTGGGGATGGAAGGAAAATGGATTCATAAGAAAGATAAGCATAGTAATTTTCGTATTTATTTTGGAGGTCTAAATAAAGATAAAACTGCTTACCAAATTCAAGATAAGTGGTATTTCTCAGATCAGCGGCATTTTGGTCATTTTAATATATACTCAGACTTAGACGAGATTTGTAAGTCCCATGGGCCCTGCTTCTTGACTACCTCTCTAGTGACCAATGGTATGATTAATAAAGATCAACTTCGACCATATCAAGAACTGGTAACCGTCGAATATTTCACGTCCAAAATTCGATATGGTAGAATATCATCTAAGCAGATTTGTGATTTCGTAATGGAACAAAAGTATTGTTCAGGGATCGGTAACTATCTGAGAGCAGAGATTTTTTATAGAGCACGAATGGATCCTAGAAAGAAATTAGGATCATTCAATGATTTGGATATCTATCATCTATATGATGTTATTATCAAACAGATGATGATTGCTTATGGTTCCAGGGGACTTACTATCAAAAGTTATTGGGATCCGGAGGGAAATGCTGGGAAGTGCCCGCTTCAAGTATACAACCAAACCAGTGATCCTAGTGGTAACCCCGTTGAAACCTTCAAGGACAAACAAAAACGGACGGTTCATTGGGTTCCTACCGTTCAGGTAAATTAATATATAATTACATATTATATATTAAAGAAAGATAAAAGATCTATAGAATCATGGAAACATTATCTGTGGGGTAGTAACAGTAATATAAACCTTCTATAATATCATCTGTCATATTTATCACGGTATAATCTATTAATGAGATAATATTGTCTAATTTTATTTGTTCTTGCTGTCCTATTTTTGGAACAATCGGAGTGTTTACAAATCCGTAAATCGTTTTTCTTTGATGTAGATATCCATCAAAATTTATTTTTAACCTTTCATTCGATGAATTTAATGGAACCGAAATAATTCCATGCACATCATCATGAACATCACTCGACCAAGTTCCGTCCCATATCGAATTAGATGTCATAAGCTGTTTGGATATTTCGGATTATTAAATCAAGAAACAATCATTTTGGTAAAAATGATACTAATTATCCGATTTAATTAGATTGATAATGTGTTTTGCTAAACATGGATAATATTTCAAAAGAAAACAGTGAAAGTATTAGGAAAGCTCGACAAGCAATTGTATATGGATCTCCATATGAAGCATTAATCAAAGATTTTGTTACATGCGAGGATATTCTCAATTATTTGTTGTATAATAACCTAAGTTTTAAGGGTATGATTGCTTATAGGGCGGTATGTCAATTTAGCAAAGATCAAATAGTTAAGGGTAATAGTAATCCTGATTTTAATGACAGACCATTTATAACGCTTACCAAACACGATGAATATGTGGGTATCTATAATTTGTCAATCGGAATTACGGGTAATATGTTTGGTAGGACCGATCAGGAGAGGGTCGAAATTGCCAAGCGAACACAAAAGGTATGGCCTCGTTTAGTTAACGTAAATTCATTCTCAAGAACCATTCATCTGATCTGTGATTCATCCGGTCAGGAATTAGATATAACACCAACTGAAATGTGGTTAATCGTAGGTGCAAGAAGTATCAAGTTAATCACTAATGTCTTCCGAAAGTTATTACCCCATTTTGAAGTATGGATCGATAATGATTATTTAGAACCACTGGAACATATTGAGTATAACAAGTATGAAGGAACACTACTTGATAGATGTGAAATGTTGAAGAAGTCGGCACCCCAGTATTGGAATATGATAGGAACTGATCTTTATAGTGAAATTGTTACTAAAAATATCAACGTAAAAGATCCTCGGATGAACCGTAAACAAATTAGCCGATATGTTAAACTATTTCCCGGAATGTTTCCGGATGATTTAGTGAATATGACTGATTTAGTATATAATATCAAGGAACTTCCAGAAATTGTCCAATCCTACGTGTTGGGATATCCCATTCACCTTTATGTACCTTCTAAAGAAATTATACAGAAGACAATAGAATTGGTTGATAGTCTTGGTATTGATGAATATGTAAAGACTATCGAAGAAAAAAACCAAAAATCGATGATTAATCATATTGATATGATCAATCCATTAGGATTGGAAGACGAGATATCGGTTTCCAACGAAACCGATGTTATGATGGAGAACATTTGCAGTTATAATAACTTTGATATAATTAGGTACTATATTGACACCCATGTTTATTTCTTTACCAGACCCGAATTCCCAGATTTAGTCTCAAAGAAAAAGAATGTATGGACTAATAGTCAAATCCCTGTCTCAGTGCTGTCTGAGATTAACAGTCGATTGGAAATGAGTGTTCTCTGTAAACTTCCAAAATCTATGCCTCTTAGAGATCTATTAAAGAAAGTGCGGGAAGGTACACTTTATCTTATACCAGAAGCACCAGCTGTTCCAACTGAACCACCTCTCCGGATACAACCAAACCAGAACAATCATAATCTACTATTTGATAATATTCCATTTTGGGGAACATCGACGAACCAAGACGAATTAAACAATATTTTGGATGAATTTGTCCAGTCATTCGGATTGATAGAATTTTCTGGAAATAATCAGGTAAATACCAATAATATTCCACCCCCGGTTCGTCCAAACATCAATACATCTCCTTCCAACAATATAGAGCAAATAGGATTGGAAATGTTGGAGCATTTTCGCAATAGTCATGATATAGATTTGGTTAGTGATGGAAACATAATCAATAACTTATTTGAGGCGCCACCATTTTCGTCATCCGAAGAACAAACTGACGAATCTATGTATTCAGATAATGAGGAAGAACAAACTGACGAATCTGTGTATTCAGATAATGAGGAAGAACAAACAGATGGATCTATTGTGTAATACAGTAGATTGATTATAATATATAATAAGTTATTATATATTAAATTCGAAAACGAGATCTAAATTCTTTAATACTTTCTTCATGATCATCTTCCTCGATAATTGCTCTACCGATCAGAAATCCCATCAGTGCTCCCGCAACAATACCAATACGTATCATCAGACTATATTCATCGAGACCTTTATACGAATAACAATAAACATAATATCCAATCTCATATACGATTAAAAAAGAAAAAACATAGAGAATTCCCCAGCTCCATCCAGAGAATAAGAAACCTGAAAAGAAAGATGCACCCAACCAATACATTGGATCTCTATATAAATCAGTATTCATACGACATAACATATGATTACATTTCGATTTCATTTAAATAGTCTTTTAAACTGGTGATATTTAATTTAATCCGAATAAAAATGATCTAATAGAATAGATTATTTTTTAAAATCTAAAGACTGTTGTAAATGAGCAACGAATCCATTCCTGTAGGTTTAAGATCACTTCTGGCTAAACATTATTTCCTAGCACAAATTACTCGTGGTTATAAACCATGCATGTCTAATATGACATTAGTAGATTCGTCGTCTTGGACGGGTGCTATCTATCGTTTCTGGTATGGTGAATCTAGAAAAACTGGTATGTCTGACATTGAAAATATCATTAGTCAAACTATCGACGCGATAGGAACTCACAATAAGAAACCGGCATTTCTTAAGCTGATTATCAATGCATTAGCATCAACTAGAGTAGGTTTGGAATCTATGACTACTACCTATCGTGATGACCCAGCAATGATAGGACGTTTACAGGTTCAATTAACCAACATCGATCTACAACTCGAAGAACATCGTGATCTGATCAAGGGATATACAAACGCTGAGAAAAATGTGGTTGATGACGTTGTTAAAGCAACGGATACTGATGATAAAGAGGGGCTCAGAAACTTTTTGTTGGGAAAACCATCTCCCGCCGATATAAACAATCATTCCAATCACATTCCTGCTGTTTCAGAACCTACGGAGGCGTCAGAGCGATCAGAGAGACGTAGAAGACGTCATCGAGATCGAGTAAAAAAATCAACAGATGTACCGGATATAACAGAATAAATCTAAAAACTAAACAAATAAGATGTCCTCTTATTTGTTTTGTGATATAACAATCAAACTATATATTTCGATAGATAGAACGTGGGAAGTGTTTCATTGTAATGATAGATGAAAGCATATTGTTCATCTGTTTGAACCATTCCTCTGCGACAATTACGTAGATTTTTAACAATGTCCGTAATTTCGACAGGGATCTTGCGCAAATAGCAATGATTGGATATTGCACAAGCAATAAAAGTTCCGGTTCTTCCGATTCCAGCACTACAATGAATTATTGGAGGACCATCCAAACCTACAAATTCGCCGATAGATTTAAAACAATCCATATAGTTAATAAGGATTTTTATATCCTTAGGTTCAGATGGCTTTTTGTGATCGTTCCAATCTTTGTACTGAATATGATAAATCCTCCTGATTTCATCACCGCAGACAAGACTGAAAATATGAAGGATTCCTCTCTGCAATTCCGTGATCGATTCCAATTTAACTACAAGTGTGATCTCTTCTTTTTTTAGTGTTTCAGACATCTTATATTTAAAAGCAACGGTTCTGGAACGACTAGTCCAATATTTATGGGACTTGATTTTACCTCCTTCCTGAAAATTGGTCAGCATCATAATGACTGCAGTTTTCTTATCCCAGACCATTTTCCAAAAATCTCGGCTAGTATTAGGTAGAGGAGCTTGTGTAGAAATATAACAATCATTTGTTCCTTTAGCTTGAATGTAATTGGCATTGATATAATCATTATGTAGACCTTCCAATTTTACTCTCGAGGATTCTAAGGCTAAAATATTAGCGTACCGATTTTTCTCCCTATTAAAAAATATACTCGATGTAAAATGCTTTTTCATTTCTTCATATTTACTTATCTTGTTTCTGGATAACAATTCTTTATATTCTTGCTTCACTCTTTTTCTTTTTGGAGAAAAAGAGTCTAGTTGTTTATTTTCTAAAAGACTAGCATCAAAGGAGTTGGTCAATATCATACTCTTTTTAGTTGTATTAGAATTATGTTAATATAACATAAATAATTATTTAGTCATTTTCTTATTATTTCGATACGATTTGAGAACAAAATATCTGAAAAAGATAAATTGGGTATTTTTTTAAACAATATATTATAGTTAAAAATAATAATATATTGTTGAATATTTGTGTTTGAAGGTAGTGATCTTTCTTATTTTCAACAGTTAATTATCTTTTAAATAGAGATATTAAGTAGTTTTTATTTAAAGAAAAGGTGTCACTTTAAGAGCAAACCCTTATTTTTATGAAAAAGAATATACATTAAATGGATCAATTATTAATATGTGCGTAAATAATGTCTAGACATATAGCCCCGTCGACCATTTCCGGTGTTTACGAGAGCCCAGTCTCCACTGTATTTTTCAACATTGACACGAGTTCCAGCCCGTGCTGAAATTTTGTTCCCAGTATTGATATTAGGAACATAGTCGTGAGTAACCACTGCACGATCAATTCCGGGTACAACTGTAGAGTAGGCTGGCGTAACTGCAACGGTTCTAACCGGAGAGACTGAAACAGTTCTTACAGGTTGTACAGGAACTACCGGGCGTACAGGTTGTACAGGAACTACCGGGCGTACAGGTTGTACAGGAACTACCGGGCGTACAGGTTGTACAGGAACTACCGGGCGTACAGGTTGTACAGG